TTTTCCTTTTGAGAAAAAACAACGATAGCCGCCCGCTCTGCTTGCAATCTGCCGGGATATTCTCATTTCAGGCATAGCGTCAATAACGAATGAACGCACGCGGTACTTTTTGAGTAAGTCAATAACCTCTTCAGTCGTTCTTACCGCTTGCGCGTCGATAACCTGTATCCCTGGGAGCCCAGGCGCCAAGTGCCCTATGACGATATGAAACTGCGTACCAACGTCGATACCGGCTATACACACACCATCCGCTGGACGTATTCCTTGCGGATAATCCCTTATACATTCGTCGAGCATTTCTTCGGTTATTTTCGCACCTGGGGCGGTAAACGCAAGTCCTAGGTCTGCGTTGTAGAACCGCGTCATCTTCGCATCATCTTTTTCAGCATCGATAAAGTTTTGTATCAGCTCACCAATTGAAGTACGCGCCGTGAAAAGTTTAGACAAGTGCCGGCCTCGACGGGAAGCACCTGGGTTTAATGGGATCCATACTCCTGGTTTATTCTTTGACCATTTTCTCCCACACTTATCGCATATCATGTGCGCGTCTTTTCCAGGTTCCCAGTCTTCGTCTATCACCATGTATTGACCTTCATCAATTTCACGCATGACGTGTTTGAAGAATGAAGGATGAACGACGTTACCGCAATCACACTTTATATGCCAATGAAGCTGATCCGTTTCTGCAAACAGTTCATCAATGCCGTAACCAACGATTGTGGGATTGCTTACCCAAAGCTGTTTTGGATCGGATGAATACGATAGACGCTCTGGAGCCATGCGCAAGTTCTCCATGTCGCATCGGTCCATTTCGTCGATGATGATTGTATCGGCGGCAAACTCGGTGAATTGAGACGTCGAACCGGACGCAACATAGGCGACGGTTCCTGGACCAACTTGTTTAAGGTGTACACTGTCTGTACCGGCTTTTAACCATGCGGCATACCGAGCGGTTAGTGCGGTTGTTTTATCGAATCGCTCATGTACATATCGCTGTAGGATTTGATCGTTTGGTAGAACGTGGAAAACATTTCTGCCCAGGCTTGCTTCGATAATGTCGCGGATAAGTTCGTATTCGGTAACTCCATTTTGCGTTGACTTAATAAACACCTGGAATGGTGATTCATCGAGGTAAACATCAACGGCCCAGGGGTTACTTATGAAGTCTAACCGCTGGTTTTTGTGTGTGCGATGATACTTCATCGCGTTGAAAAATACGGGGTGATCGCGGGCAAGTCCTTTTTCCAAAGCAAGCTCTGAGGGCGTAAGCATTATTCTGTTTGTTCCCAGCTATCAATTACCACGCTTGTAAAACCGCGTTTCTGTCGTATGTTGCGAGCGATACCCTCTTTGACTCCAATCTTTTTTATATCTTTTACAGATACGACAAGCGTCTCGTGAAAGATATTTGGATTTGGATAATGCGAATCATACGCGGTAAAATGGACAAGGTATTTCATGTTTTCACTCCTTATCGCTTAATTGCGGGGCATCATTGAATGCCCTTTTTTATTATTGCCAATATATCCGGATAATATTCTCGTTCCCATTCAGAACGGCCAAAACCATCAGCACTTGATCCGGCCAAAGAATGAGTTCTAATATTTTCACGCGGCCACCTACCCCCACCTAGATATCCATATACAGGACAAAGCGGTAATTCATTTTTGTGAATATACGCAAATACTTCTTGATTTGTTAAAAGAGAAAGCGGCCTGCAAGTGTTTTCAGAATAGAATCCAAACTGTTTCCAAACAAGTAGCCGCCTTCCTGATTCATCATTTCTTATTCCGGTTATTCTATGATGCCCATATTTCTCCGCCGTTTCTTTCCAGTGCAAACCTTTTGCACGAACTCTTTTGTAATCATAAGATTCTTCATAGTAATTCAAATCATACTTTTTTAGAAAAGCATCCCGAACAAGATCGCAATCAGGATTGTCTCTGTCATAAAATCGAACATACACAACGGGCATTTTCAATTTCATTCCTGCAATCAGATGAAGAAGTATGATGCTGTCCTTTCCCCATGAGGTGTAGGAAACCACATCGTTATATTTTATATTGTATTGAGATATAACCTCTTTCGCACAATCAATTTTCTTTTCAGAATATGAATTGATAACGTCAATCTCTTCGTATTCTTTCCAGAGTAGTAAATCTTTTTCCGTATGGCGGGAGGTTATAATTAGCATTTATCCGCATCCGTACCAAGTACATACCATCGATGATTATCATCAACCGTTAATGGGATTGCTAATTCAAGCGCATGTATTATGCGCGTTGCCTTCCTCGGATACGTACCAAGATATTTTGCAAGTTCTCCGCGTGTTAATTTTCTTCGAGACAACAAACGTTCAGCCTGTCGAAGATACGCATAGTAATTATCAAGCGGCGCAGCGGTAAAGTTATCAGTACGTGTTTCGATTACTTTATATCCGAAATCATTCAACATGGACTTGCAATCTCCATGTAGTTTTCAGGATGCCAATATGGCATAACACAAGCACCGAATGAATGCTTATATCCGGTAATGTTCTGGCATTCGCTTCCGAACGGGATTATTTTCATCAATACCGGTTTACCTTGTCTAAGCGCTGATATGGAATAGTCTTCATCCATTTCGTCAAACGTCCATTCTGACACTTGCCCATAACCGATATCACGATGTTTTCCTAACGCATGGACCGATTTCAATAGTTTGTTAATTTCTTTCCGGTCTCCACGGACAAACCAGCACATGCAATCGATTAGACGTATCCTCTCCGGGACGTATCGCATCTTATAAGGACCGGATGCGACAAGTAATGATTTTCTGAATTCAGGCGCAAGAAGCAACGCTATTTCATCGGTGTCAATTCTCTTTGAAATCCGTTCTACCCATTCAGCTTTAGGCTCGGGAAGAATTGGCGCAGAACAGCAATAAACATCAACTCCTGAAATTGTTCTTTTCGACAACGGTATGGGAGGATTTTCAATATCTGAAAGACGTGTGTCACGAGTAAGTTTGCGACAATGCTTATAACCCAATCGACGCGAAAGCTCCCATCCAAGTATTGCATCAAATTGCGGTGGTTCTCCAGCCAAAGGACTGGAAAGCCATGCAGTTACTTTCCAGTTCTTTATCATAATTCGAGCGCTCCTTCGGCAAGTTTTTTTGTGTCAGTCTTTTTCCCTTTGTTCGGGAATGTATCATTGAGCCATCGCACAATTTTCTCTGCATTCGCATGAACATGATCAACATACATTTTCACGCATTCAGCCGGATCAAGTTCATTGCCCATGAAATCTTCTCCGTCCTCAAAAAAGACAGATAACTTGAGCTTACCATGACCAATTCGCGACTGTCCGCCAATGAATCCGCCGTTTGCTTCCCATTGATGAAGAGAATGAAGCAATGCGCCAATTTCAACAGGTGAAATATTTTGCATGATGAAACCGTGATAAAAAATCGAGCCGGGAATTACGGACTGGCCGTTGTAGATCATGAGGTTTGATTTCATGTCGTCGTTTTTTTCTTCCAGTATCAGTTCGGCGTCGTTTCTTTTCTGCGCGTCCCCACGCGTATATTGATATTGGTCGATGAAATCTTCAGATGATCGCAACACTTGATCTGGCAGTTCGTAACCATCGGGAATTTGTTTCTGAATCTGGCTTCTATTTTCCTCGCAAACAAGAATCCCTCGAAGAACGAATAGAGACCCCCCTACAACCTGATTTCGTAACGATCCACCAAGAAGCCGAGTCAACGGAAGAAGAGTTTGCATTTCCGCAATGCGCCCGAGATTTTCGGTAGTCGATGATTCGGTGAGAGATCCACCATTAAGTAGATAGTTTGCCTGATCGATGTTAAGTTTTCCAACAAGTCCGCACTCTTTGATCAAATACAGTCCGCCTGGGTCTCGAATCATCTTGTGACGGATTGCATTACCGGAAAGAACAGGAACCTGCCTGATTTCATTTTTGTACACCACTGATTCGCGATTGATTACCGCTTCGTTTCCGGATGTTCCCATCATGTGAGTAATCGGGGAAAGCGCCTCAGAAAGACAATGAATTTTGCAGTTTTTTACCAGTTCCATTATGCTTGTCCTCCTATCAATCGATCTTCTGCGTCCGAGTTTTCTTGCGTTTGTTTTCTGGAGTTCCAGAGCATACGCGCTTTGACGCAAATGAACATATGCTTTGCCTCGCACTCGCGGACAAATTGTTCATGCCAAACTTTCGGTTTCACAATCATGGAATCGATGAATGCGGCAAGTGATCTGTTTGCCGCAACCTTCCCCGGTTCAGCCTTGATGTACTTCAGCATTTCATTGACGAACAATTCCCAGTCACCGCCGCATTTTGCCGATGCTACAACAAGCCCGTTTCCGATACGCTCCCACAGAGTTTTCCTGTCGAGATCATCGCCGAATAATTCAGCCAAGATCGAACAAAACTTGACCGTCTCGTCCTTGATTACTGACAGCTCCATTTCTGGAAGTTCCCGACTTTTGTCCACCAATCCGGCCAGCTCCTGCCGGAACTTTTCCGCACTCAATACCTGGATACTCATTCTGAGCGTCCTCCTTTGATTTCGATAACCACGCCGCAAGGCGCGACAAAGGTTCGCTACGAATAGCAAGCCATTTTTCAAACGATTCAATTTCTCCGTGATATTCTTGATATCTTGTATACGATAAAAATGAGATATCTCCTTCAAGGGCCGGTTTTCCTAATGCTGCGCAAATTGGTGTACACATTTCAATTCGTTCGGCGAGTTGTTCGGGTATTACTTCAATGGCTTCATCTTCAAGAAGAATTGAAAAACTATTTTTATCCATCGCAACAGGAGCACGGAAGATTAATTGTTTCTGTCCTGATTCGGCGAGAACAATAGCAAAGGGTGGATCAGGAGGATTTAATAAAATTTCTCGCCATTGTTTTATATGCGCTTTTGTCCCGGCGAGTTTGTGATCTGGAAATAAAATCCATGAATACATTCGCGGACACATTCCTCGAGCATTTTCTCGAATCTTTGTTGTCCCATCGATAAACGGCATTTCATCTTCGCCATTTCCTAATGATTTTACGCAACCAATACAAACATATTGTGATTGCGGATATTTTACGATATCGCGATTGGTGAATGTTTCTTTTACATAATCAGCAGTTTTATATTGATCGTCACATGATGCTCCGCAATAATAACAATTATGATCTCCATTGTTATGATTACGCCCTGCAAACAATTCAGATGCTGTCATTTAATAATCCACTCCTTTGGAATATCAATACAAAAATATTGTACTACACATTACTACGCCTGTCAACGTTATTTATCGCTTAATTGCGGAAACGCCGCTTTCATGTGCTTTTTGTATTCCGCTTCTTCTTCCGGTGTTAGGTCTTCAGCGGATTTGTTGACGTTGAGATTTACAGAGGTTGTCTTTTCCATCCACCTTCCAGGTCTACGATTCTTGAGCCAAAAGATTTGAGCAGTCACGTTTGGAATAACTCTTTCAGTGTATTCGACAGTTTCGACATGGGATCCATTGTCAGCACCATCGGAAACTACAATTGGCTTTTCAACTCTATGAACGAAACCGGTAGCAAGTTCAAAAAGAGTCTTTTCGACTTTATCATCCGGATCTTCCCGGCCTCTCCTTATGGCAACCGAAAACTCTTCATGTTCTGACATCCATTTTATAAGAGTTGACTCTGCAATATCCATTTTCTCGGAAATTTGCGGATTTGTTAGTCCTTTACTTGCAAGAGCCTCTGCCCATCCAGGATGAAATGCGGGGTTGTATTTTGTAGGCCTACCAGTTTTCTTTCTTTCGTGTGTATCTTTTTTCACAACCTTCTTAGTTGCCATCATTCACCTTCTTTTTCGAGTGTATCATGGTTTCGAGCATTTTGTCGCTTAGTTTTGCGATAGTCCTCGACTGTAAAATATATCAATTTTCCGTCTTCATTCAAGCGGTGAATTTATACTTTGTATTTTCTAAGCGTGTATAGCCTCCTTGCTTTCTGTTAGCTTACGGACCTCCGCCTGGGCTTCGGCTTTCATTTGATCTATCTTTTTTTGCATTTGTTCTTTGTCAAAGTCTTCGTCGGCCTTTTTGTCATAATGGGGCCTTGCTCCAGGTCGCAGGTGGTAGGATCGGCATTCTTCCCGTATTTTTTCGTACCATGGGGGTGTCTTCCCGATTTTATTGGCATACCACCGGGCGTTTTCTGTCTCTGTTGGGGCAAGCCCGCATCGAGGACAGTAGTCATGTATCCCATGCTTTCTTAGCTCGGTGTTTGATACTGTAACCCGCTGGAAAGAAAGCCCGCAGGCGTCGCACACCCACTCCCTGGGGGCTTCATCTGGCGTAGGGACTGAGCATCCGCATTCAGCCATAGCTATCCTAATGCCTGGTACGTCTAATCCAGTTCGCTTTGGAACGTGTTCAAGGATCCAG